ATGGATGAATTGGCTTTTGTTTCTTCTGTGTTTGTGGGCGCTTTGGCCATTGGATGGTCATTCGGCTTTAAGTGGCTCACGTTCAAAAAAGGCGTTGAGGCGATTGCCTCTAACAATTAGCAATAAGGAAAAGCAACTATGTTCAAAAACAAAAAGCGCCAGACTCTGGCAGCACTTGCACTACTGGCGGCAGCTGGTACGGCGTCAGCAGCAATCCCACCTGAAGCGCAAGCCGCGCTCGATTCCGTCTCCGGTTTCGCAGACACCATTCTGACGTGGATGTGGGGCGTCGGTACAACGGTTCTGGTTGGCTTTATCGGTCTGAAACTGACCAAAAAAGGCGCCAACAAAGCAACTTAATCACCGTTCTCCACATAGAGCCACAGTCTCATCTGTGTTTGGGTACAAGGGGCTTCTGCCCCTTTTTTTTTTGTTTAGGCGCAGTCATGAATTCAAAATTAAAATATTTTCTAACTTTCGCTTTTCTATATACCCCTTTGGCTTTTTCTGAGGAGTTTCTTTTTGAAATAACGGGGTATAATTCTAGTTATTATCAGGGTGTTTTCGGCGGCTGCGCGCCTGTTGGTACTCGATTTCAAGACCCTTACAACGGATGTAATAACGTCACTCTTTACGGCGAAAAAGTGAATGGTATTACTCAAAAGGTAATTCCGGAAAACGGTTTTTCAATTTATTTGCCCAGTGGCATTACGATCACAAACATTTTAAGCGTGAAGCTTGTTAGTTGTCCCGAAGGGATGACATATGACCCTAAAACTGGCCAGTGTGCCTTACCCTCTTGCGAAGACCGCAAAGCCAAAAACGCCCCCGGTGTTGGTACCGTACCTGACGATGGTAAAGCCATCACTGCGACGCGCTATTATTGTGAAGTTTCTACCATGTGCGAGGCTATTCAAACCTACACGGCCAATGACGGCAACCTTTTGAAGAACAACTATTATACTGGCAATAATTGTGTCGGTTCTGAAAGCGATTATGACGATAGTCCTTGGTATGGTGAAAAAGAAAATGATCCACTTCCTAACGGTTGCACTCCGCATCCGTATTTAGAAAACGGCGGTTATTTCTGCAACAAAGACAATGACGGCGACGGCAAACCGGATTTAGACACCGACATCGATAACGATGCGGTGTGCGATTACGACTCGGATGGTCATTTCTCCTGTACGGGCGGCAGCTATGACAAGCCGTTTGAAGTCACCGACCCGACCACCCCGATTGACGACACGCCAGACTTTCAAGGTGGCACGGGCAGCAACCCAAATCCGATTGACTCGGCGACCTCGCCTAATGTGGATGATTCCCCAGCACCCGAAGGTTCTGACCAAGGCGTCATCGCAGCGGTGCGCAATCTCAACAGCAACCTGACTCAAGCCATTACCACTCAAACCAATAAGAACGTCGAAGGCTTCAACACCGTCAATCAGCAGTTGGCCGAACTCAAGCAAACCAACACCCAACTCGGCCAGACGATTGTCGACCAGATGCGCCAGGATAAACAAATCTACGACAACACCAAGGCGCTCATTCAAAACAGCACCAATGGGATTGTCAGCAATATCAATTCCTCCGCCAACCGCGTCAAAGATGCCGTGAAGCATGCCGAGGACGGCATTGTAAAAGCGACCAAGGACGGCGCGGAGTCGGTCAAAGGCGCGGTCGAAGCCGGAAAGGAACAGCTCGACGGCTCCATCAATGCCCTTGGTGACAAGCTCGACGGGCTGGCCGATGCGGTGTCCGGTGCCATTGGCAGCATTTGTGATCCCAACACTGATTCGCGCTCGTGCGAAGGCAATCATGGCCTGACGCAGCCGCAAGTGGCCGACATGTTCAATCAGATGAAAGATGAACTGGATGCGCAAGTCTCCGCAGGTGAATCCAACCTCAAAAACACCATGCAACAGTTGGTCGACACACCGAAGATGAACGAAGGTAAAGACCTCATCGAGCGCATCAATGATGAACTCATCGGCGTGCTGCCGTCTTCTTCGGAATGTTCCGCTCAGCCCTTACAGACGCCTTTCGGCACGTTCTCCATTGGCTGCGAGTTCAGCGTCCGGCTGAAAGCCATTTTGTCGTTCTTGTTCTACGTCTACACCCTGTATTCCCTCGTGGACATTCTGCTGACAGGCTTTACGCCCGTCGCGGGAACCGTTCCTTACACCTCACGGAGATAACACTATGCCTGTTTTTCTGCTTCCCGTTCTCAATGGGATTGGTAACGCGCTCAAGGTGCCTGCCATTGCAGCGTTTTTGTCGAGTCTGGCAACTCAGGTGCTTGGCTTTTTCGTCAATCTCAAGTTTGCACGGGCCGTCGCAATCAACCTCACGGTCATTACGATGGTTGTCGGTCTGACACTGGCCTCCATGACGGCCGTCTATCTCATTGGCAGCGGACTGTCGCGAGTTACCCCGCCGTATCTTTCTCAGGCTTGGGGCATGTTTGTTCCTAGTAATGCATTGCCTTGCATCAGCGCGATATTTTCAGCGCGGGTGATTCGCTGGCTGTGGTCATGGCAGTTCTATGTGATCACCAAAGTGAGCAGCTCATAATGGCCTCGGTCTATTTTGTCACGGGTAAGCTCGGCTCCGGTAAGTCTCTGACGGCGGTTGGCCGCATTCGGGAAGCGCTGATGCGCGGCGTTCCGGTTGCGACCAATCTCAACATCAACCTTAAAGAAATGCTGGGGCGCAATAAGCGCAATACCCGCCTATATCGCCTGCCCGATAAGCCTTCTGTCGAGGACTTATCGGCGCTCGGCTATGGCAATAAAAGTTACGATGTCACCAAGGACGGCTTGATTGTGCTGGATGAATGCGGAACATGGTTCAACTCGCGAACGTGGAATGACAAAGGCCGTCAGGCGCTCATTGACCACCTGCTGCACATTCGAAAGCTCGGTTGGGATGTCATCTTCATTGTTCAGGACATCTCGATTGTGGACAAGCAAGCCCGTCTCGCACTGGCCGAACACACCGTGTTTTGTCGCCGCCTCGACCGCATGCAAGTGCCCTTTTTGTCAACGCTGGTCTGGCTTTTGACGCTTGGCCAATTGCGCCTCCCGATGCCGAAATTGCACGTAGGCATTGTGAAGTACGGCGACAACGTGAACTCGCTGACGGTCGATAAATGGATATTGTGGGGTACCGACCTTTACAGCTGCTATGACACCAAACAGATGTTCATGAACAACTACCCGCACGGCCTCTACAGCGTTCTGCCATCTTGGTACACGCATGGGCGCTACACTGTCACGTATACACCGAGAAACCTCATGAGAATCACCAAAATCTATCTGCGCAAATACTCGCGCATTGCCATGTTTACCATCGGTGCGGTACTCGGCGCTGCGGTGTGGCACGTCTCTGCGCCCGACCCTGTGCAAATCACGCAAATCGAAGCCTCGCCAGAGCAACCGACGCAGAACCTCAAACAACTGCTCGATGGTTATCGCATTGTCTCCTACAGCGCCCTGCCAAACAGCCCGATTCAGTTCGAACTCGCAAAAAACGGCCATCACCTGACCGCCTACGAACTGCGTTCTATGGGCTTTGAGATTTCGTCAAACGGACGCTGCGACATCATCATTCAATCAGGAGAACAACGTGAAAAAGTTAATTGCTAAACTGACGCTCCTTGCGGCGCTTACCCTGCCAGCGATAACCGTGCCGGCATTCGCGGATGACCTCCCTGTTTTTGAATCGACCAATACACCTATTGCGGAGTTTGTCTCCTGGTACTCGAGACAGACGGGTCTCAAAATCCTGTTAGGACAAGGCGTCACGGGCAGTGTCAGTTTCACTGCGCCAAACTTACTCCCCGCTGAGTATCCGGATTTCTTTGACTCGGTGCTGCGTTCTCATGGCTATGTCATCGAGAAAGACGGCGGCGCGTACGTGATTAAAGTCAGCCCCGAAGCCGTGCAACCTATCACGCCGTCTGTAGTGCGCTTGTATCGCTTCAACTACGTGCGAAACACCAAGGTCGTTGACCTTATCGCCTCGGCGCTGCGTGCGACCAATACGCAGATGATTAAGGACAAGCCGCTCGACAACTACATGGTGCAAGTGCTGCCCTCAACCAATGCGATCATCGTCAGCGGCACACCTGACCAACTGGCTCAAATCGAGGTCATCATCAACGGTATCGATGTTCGCCAGCGTCAGGTGTTTATTGAGGCGGTCATTACCGAAACGGAACTCGGCGGCAGTCAGGAAATCGGCGTGAACCTGCAAGCGGCGTTTGAAAACGCAGGGTTTGTCACTAATCTGGTGACGGCCAGTAAGCTCAAAGACAACCTGTTCATTTTTGAGGGTGGCGATTTCAATGCGCTGGTCAAAGCCGTGACCACCAACAAAGACACCAAACTACTCTCGACGCCGAACATTCTCATTATGGACAGAGAGCGCGGCTATCTTACCGTTGGCCAGAACGTCCCGTTCTTAGTGTCCAGTGAAGTGACCAGCGGCGGCAATGCCGTACAGCGCATTGAGCGCAAGGATGTGGGCGTGAGTCTGGAAGTAACGCCGCATGTGCTGGGCGGCGATGTGGTGCTTGTTATCAGTCAGGAGTCCAGCTCGGTGACGGATTCCACGGTTGCAACCGACATCATCACCAACAAACGCACGTTAACGACCACCGTTGTCGTGCGAGACGGCCAGACAATAGCACTCGGTGGGCTTATCTCCACGGAAAACCGCCAGATTGAATCCGGTGTGCCGGGCTTGAAGGACGTCCCGCTAATCGGTGCCCTATTCAAATCGAACTCAACCAACCATGTGCAGAAAGAACTCAAAGTGATACTGAAAACGACCATTCTTTAAACCGCATCCGCTCGCCGCAAGATGGGATATTGAGCCTGCGAAAATCGCATCGAGGAAGCGGAATTTCTGCCATACCGATCGAACCAGTGGCCGCTCTGAACTGACTATACAGCAGATAAAAGAAAACCGCCTTTTCAGGCGGTTAGCTTAAAGCAAGCAAAGGTTTTTCGATTGTGTGTCATCAAGATATTTCGATTTTGCCACTTGGTCGATGGCTCTGAAATCACTTTGCGATTCAATTCAATCTGATAGATGAAACTGACTGATTACATAGTATGTATTATCGACCGTAAGCTCTTGATCGAACCTCGGCAATCTTCTTAGCGTACTCTTGTTCTAACTGATAAATCTTGTGGTCGCGTTCTCTCTGGAGACGCATGATCTCTTCGTTATAGTTCTTGTATGGGTCAGCTTGAAACGTCACATCACAACGGCTACTAACATCATTCACTGCGTTGCTTGAGCCGGACAATTTGAACGATGCTCTAATCTTTCTAACGTTGTAGCTATAGACTTCCAGATGAGCAATGCTGCCCTGTTTAATTTCATAAAGCAGCTCTTTGGGGTAGTTTTCTACGACTCCGCTTTCATAGCTGGACGAGTACATGCGTCCAGTTAAGTCATAGATGTTTCCACCATCAATTTTGATACGCAATTGCATTTCTTGGTTAGGTGAACCTATTACGTTCTGACTGCCAAACGTCAGATACATGGTTCTCTTGTAGGTGTCTGAATCACAACGAAAGCCTATGCTGTTGCTGCCACTTGTCGTGTAACGCTCATAGACGTTCTTGTTGTACATTGAGTCGAAGTATTCGTTCTTTTGAAATGATGCGTACGAACTGACTGACATAAGAGCTGCATATAAACCAAAGCCAAAAACTGAGAATTTCACTAACTTTCCTCTTGCCATTTGTTATCAAACTACTCTATGACGTCGCAGTGGTTTAGACAGAGATCTGCTTCCAGTTTATTCAGCAAGTTATTGATGTTTTCTATCGTTAACCCCCGAACTGTATCACGGGGGTAAATTCCACGTAACCTCATGGCGTTAACGGGGCTAAGGTAATAGAAAATTGTCCTCGTATAGAACCTCTAGCACCTCACAGAGCAATTCGAGGTGAAAGTCTTCACACCATCACTAAACTCTAATCAATTTCATGCATAATGTTTCAGGTGTCAATTGTGGAGCATTATGCTTAATGCACGTAAACATAATCTAGCAACTTAGTAAAACTAGGAGGAATCGTGTATTTAAAAGACCCAGAGTCAGCATTTAACGCATTCAAGATTTTGTTGCTAGAAATTGCTGCAGAAACAAGGCGACCTGTTGAACATTTAGATATGAGTGAACGAAACTACAAGAAAAACATGAATCACATATCCCGAATTGATGTCTCTGAGGTATATACAAGACTGTCGTTAATTTTCGAACGAGTTAATGAGTTAAAATTATATATTGCAGCGACCAATTCTCTCCCAAGCCATCCTTTCGCGTACCAACCTCTGCTTCGTCAATACTGCGATGACTATCAGAATTTAGTTCATACAGCTTATTCCATAGATAAGCTAATTCAGCAACGTTCTGGGATACTTGGTTTTTTGAAGGGATACAATAATCCCGTCGAAACCATACTCAATGGTCGAGCTTATCAGCTAGATTATAATCAATTGCGTCAAAACTTCGCTTATCAAGCCAATGTATTGAGTCAAACTGAATCACACTTGATGGCCGTGTTATCAAAGGATTTAGATAGCTTTTTATCGGATCTGTCTAATTAAAAGAAAACCGCCTTTTCAGGCGGTTAGCTTATAGCAAGCAAAGGTTTTTCGATTGTGAGCTCACACAGTACTCGCCTTCCTGTTCTTGGTCTACAGGTCTGAAATCGCTTTGCGGTTCATTTCAATCTGATTAATGAAATTTAGTGATTATTCCGTATTAGTAATTACGTTGGCGTTAGCACTACAGGTTTAGTTTTCGCGTCTCTAGCGTTGTCTTCAGAATCTAGCCCTTGTTCGAGCTTTATTGGATATTTTCAAATAGGCAAAATGGTTGAGTGCTTAGATTCTCAACACATAAATGAATGATTAAATTTGAAACTTAATTAATATAGTGATTAAATGTGATCTGTGTCACACAATTAAGGAGTTAGGTTCAACTTAGTAATTTTATCTACACCCACCCTGATAACTGTTTAAAAGCTTATCAGATAATTAATAGATACTTTGGAGAGATATATGAGAACTGAAAATATTGGGTTGCATAAAGATGAACAAGGCATCTTATATATGGTAGTTGCCGATATTCAACAAACTACTGGTGTATTTGGTGGCAATATGATTACTCGTGACCTTTCTAAGTCCTATCGAACTGAATGTGGAATCGAGCTAAATTCATCAAAGGGCGGTTTTACTTCTTTGGACGGGTTATCGCTAACTCCGGCATAGGCCGACTCTATCATTAAAGGGGCTCAAAGCCCCTTTAGTTTTGCGAGTACTCTGGCGAATCTAAGCAATTTAGTACATGTTTTCAGCTCAATGTCGGACTGAATTTCAAGCAATGCTAATCCTGTTAGAATCTGCTGCGGAGTAACTTGCTGACCTGTTGGTAAAAGCATCCGGCTTTCATTCATAGCAAATCCTTCCCATTCTGGATAATGACTCAACTCTTTCTTGCTGAACCACCTCATTAGCCGTTTGCATTCTGGAGGTATTTCTTTCCCCAAATCCCATCCCGTGACAGTTCTCACACTTTTGAAACAAAGTTCAGCTGTCTGCTCTCGCGTCAAACCGCACTCAAATTCACGAAAAATGTAATTCTTGCTCATCTCGTGATACTTCACTGTCAATACTCCGAAAAGGAGTATTATTGCGATATGTGATATGCACCCAAGGATTATACATAATGACGCATAATGCGCACCAATTATAACTTCCTATAACATCGTAACCTCTGACCTAAATATCGTCTGCACTGATGTGGATTCTTATAAATCGCTCTGATATTTGATACTTGTACTTTGTTCCAGTCTTGATCACTTTCTTGATTCGCATGCACAACTGACCATCGCCTAATGTTGAGACTTTGACTATCTGTGTTTGCTTGTCGTTGTTGTGTTTCATCTCGATAAATACATCACAAAAACCCTTTGTATCGATGTTCTGCTTGGAAAGCACTTTGATTATTTGAGATTTTATTTGTCTGGCTATAGCGTTAGTTTCCGAATCATCCGCAAATGCAAACTGGGAATGCAATACGATCAGCGCGGTTAGTAACTTTACTTTCAT